GTTAAATTTCCCCTATCAGAATCTTCTTTTGATACTATTTTTTTAATTGTTGCTGTTACACCCGATCTTGCACCTGTTATTCTTAATCCTACTAACTGACTTGTATATAATGATACTGGAATACCTAAAAACGCATCTTCAACTTGAACACATGTAAAATTATTATCATAACTTAAGTTGCCTGGAATTACTTTAGAACCCTCTTTGAAAAAATGAGTACCAAATTGTTCAATCTGATTCTGTAGAATCGATTGTAAGGTGCTCAGTTCTCTTGCCTGAACTGGAGATCCTGGCTTGAAAAGAACTCTGTAAAAGTTTTTATTCTTATCAAAATCGTCAAAATATGGCGATACGTTTAGATTGGTTTCCTGTGGCATGATTTTTTAAAATTCCAGTACGATCTTGATGTCTTCTTTTTGCTGTGAACTGCGAGTAACAGCAGCTCTGTTATCAACGTAAATGATATCACCGCTATATTTTTCAACCTCTGGGTTAGCAACACCTTTTACAAAACTCATCCCTAAGTTATAAGTCCTACTATTTATTGAGGTAGAAAGACCAGGCGATAAGGAGGTTCCGAAATTGGTATCTATATTTAGATTGTTTGTTCCACCAAACACTGTTGTTCCAGCACCAGTCGCAGGGTCAGCGTTAAATCTGAACAATTCGTATCCGTATGTTGGTGCGGTTCCATCTGTTGATATTGCAAGTCTTCGGTCTTGCCAATATTTAAGAACACCTGTGGTTGCGTCATAATTAATCACACGACCAACAGCAGTTGAACCAATACCAATTTCTTGAGTAACCTCTGCATCAGATGTAAAAGTTGTTGTTGTTGATCCAGCACCAGTAAGTTTTAGTGCATAAACAGCACTCGCTTTTGATAGAGTAAGTTTGTTGTCTGAACCAAAAGCAAGAGGGTCTCTACAAAGACCCACACGAGCAAACTGGTTTCCTACAATGAAATCGGGGTTTGATGTGTCATTTTCTAAACGAGAATATATTAGAACACGGTTTGCACCTAGTTCTTTATATACATCAGCACCATGACCATCTTGAGGTGGAATGATGACATTGAATGCAGCATCAGTAGAACCTGATGGGTTTGTTAATCCAACATCATTTAATCCAACAGTTCCAAACGTATAATTAGAACCACCGTTAGTTATCTCAACTGAGTCTATCTTACCAGCGGCGTTTACCACAACAGAACATCTACCACCACTTCCATCACCTTTGATGGGAACATTATTGTAAGTTGCAGCAGTTCCGTAGCCAACACCACGATTCGTGATTGTGACAATCTTCAACTGTCCACTAGTTGAAGCATTATTTCTAACCGCAGCCACATCATTGTTAGTTGACCAGTTCTGTGGTAGAGGTATGAAACTTGTTGAATCAAATTTAATAATACTATTTGGGTCAATCGTAAAGAGATACTTCCAAATATATCCGTCTCCAGATGCACCAGCAGATCTTGGTTCCAAATCTGTGAATAATGGTTCATCAAGGGATGGTCTTCCAGATGTGTTCTCTGGGTTTGTTCCATTCTGTAAACAAATATAAACACGGAAGTTTTGGTTCATTACATAATAATTTGTGTCATACAAATTAGTTGAACTAGTTTGTGGTGACAAGTTTGATCGAGAGTAATCATCTCGATACATTTCATATGTTGTGCCTGATGACCATGTTATCTTTCTAACAACTCTAGCAATATCATCTGAATTCAACTTCTTGAGTGCGATCATTGTATCCCAATAATCTCTCTCCTCACTAAAAGAATCTTTTGGTGAAGGTGGATTTTCACTCCAATCTGACTGAAAATCTGCTGGGTTAGGAAGACCAATCCACGCATAATAACTATTCGTAGTT